AAACCTCTTCTTGAGCCTCTAGAGCCTTTATATTGCCCTTGACCATAGCGAGTTGACTACAAGCCATCTCAACGCTCTGGGAGGCTGTTTTAGAGGTGTCATCAGAGAAGGGGAACATGAGCTTAACTTGGTCTGTGGACTCTGGGGGTAGGGGGTCTTTGGTGAGCACCCGTGCCCAGACCTCAGCCATCTGTTTGATAAGGTCTAGTTTCATCTCTTCTGTGATGTGGAACTCTTGCAAGTAAAACTCTTGACCACCAAATAGAACGGCTAAATACATGGTATCTGTGCCGTAGACTGTGGCTTCGTGGACGAGCTGTGCGAGGTCGGCAGCAGGTATATTTGTGCCCTCGAACTTGTTACGCACTTGGGCGTTGTAGTTCTTACACTCTACAAGTACGGTTTTACCTGCAATCTTCCCTGCAAAATCAAAGTGGCTTTTGAGCCATACTTCTTTAGGATGGGTCAAAGACTCTTCTATCTTGACAAGCTCAGTCTTGAGCTTCTCTTGAGCAAGCCGACCTATCACTGGCTCAAGTACATGCCCCATCTGGACAGCTTCTATGTGGGACAAGTCAGGGATGTCCATCAAACCCAGTTTAGTCAGAATGACATCATTGGCTTTGCCATTTGCTACTTTGCGACTGTCTCCAGACCAAATAGCACTGTTACGGGTTTCTGGTGTGAAATCAGACATTTGTCTTCTCCTCATAGTATTTGGCTGCTGAACCACACTTGTCATTAGAGCTAGACTCTCTCTGGACCTGGCAGAACAACATCTCTGAGGGTTCTGTTTCACCAGTCACCATAGAGACAGGGTTATTAAAATTACAACGGGCATACTTGATCTGCTCCTTCTCAGGAATAACAGCGTGTACGCAATTGACACAATATTTCATATGAGCCTTTCGATGGTTAGGAATTCATCTACATGTGTAGATGTGTGAATTATACAGTTAGATGATTAGTCTTTCAATAATCTATTTTATATCCTTCCATATTTGGGGGTCTTTAAGATTAAATAAGTCTATGGGCAATGTGTTACATATGGGGTTCGGGTCATCTATCTCACCCAGTGCGTGTGTACTCAGCCACAGCGCAAACCCGTCTATAACCCAATTACCAAACTCGTTTTGCACTAGAAAATCATTCATGGTTAGCCTTTCTATTTGTCTCTTTCTCCACCCACTCATACAAGTGCGTGGGGGCACATGTCCCCTGTCAGTATCAAAGCCATGTCTATCAACTCGTCTGGCACATCCTTACCTGCTTTCCTCCAGTCCAGCAGCAGGTTTGCATCTGTCCTTGTCAAGCTCTTCAGTGAAGACTCGGATAAGATGGTCCAACTCCTCGATCCTGTAGTACTGGTTACTAGCACCTGTGAGTTTGTACGCATGTTTGAGCACTCTCTTTCTTTCCTTTAATATTTTTAAAACATTCATATACACAACCTTTCATTTGCCCACGCTTCACTAACCCGAGAGCTTACTCTTAGGTAGTTATCCACATGGTTATCCACAGGATAGATGCTCTCGTTTATCTTGTTTAAAGGGGGTTAGCCCTTCCAGAGTTTTCACAGCCCCGAACTTTCGTAGGAGACACAAGCCCTGTTCAACACGTTTATCTGAGTCTGTCGCATCCACATTCTCAAGGGGTGGGTTATGCCCCCGTTTAATATTCCAGTCGCTGAAAACAAAAAAGCCACTTAAAGAACCCCCCCTGTCGTGCCCCTGATAACAGGGAGGGAGAGTTTTCCAAGTGGCTTTAATATTCCGCACGACCAGAATTGTGTTCATTCTAATTAACCTTGTTTAGGTTTGTCAAGGGGGCATTTTATACATGGGGCTTTTTTAGCCTGGCACACCCCTAGGACCTCGCAGCGGGTCTTGACCCATCTAGTCACTGGGGGCTTTTTCAATTGGGGGCTAGACATAAGCTACCAGGTAAAAGACCACAAATGACATAAAAAGGATAGTAACCCACTGGAAAACAAAAAGGGCTACTAAACCCATGTCTAGGGGCGTGTGCACATGCGTGGGGTCTGATAGGTGCATGTCACCTTGTCCTTTAAAAGCGTCCCATAAGGTCCTATGGTAACGCTGGTGTGTCCAATTATGGTCCTGGGGGGCTTGTAGTTTGATCATATATAGTGTCTCCTTCTGGGGTTTAAATTGATGTTCCATTGCCCTGACAAGCAGGGCAATATTTATAGACAGGCACTAACCCTCCGCTATCGTCAATGTCTATACCTTGGTCAGTCCAATAAGCCTGACAACCTTCACAGCCATGAGTGTCTTGCCAAATCAATTCAGCTTGTTGCTCAACTTCTTTTAATGCCACATCAAATCGATTGCGGTATTCAATCGGTGTTTCGTCCAATTGTTTGGCTTCGATTTCAATATCATCAGTCCCATAATCCACGCCCTCTACAATGCTTCCCACAGTAAATGACACCGCCAACTGACCTCGCTCATCCATTGCTTGCCATGTGCCGAATTCTTTCAAGTCATCTGCTTTAATGGTTTTTTGAACCATCTGTTCATGGTAGTCATCAAAACAAGTACCAGTTACTTCTAGGTATTCAATTGTCATGCTCATGTACGCACCGCAATCGGTGTACTTATAGACCTGACGATAAAGTTCTGCGGGAGTATCGGCATCGGGAAATGCCTTGCTAAAAAATAGATTGCTTAGTTGGTCTTGATCTTCTGAATAGTCTTTCATATTGTTTGCTCTTTATTTTTAATGGGGCTTTCTAAGTTGACCAGAATGTCAGTTATAAGGTCCTCGAGTGCGTCCGCTTGGTAAGCCTCAGCATCCCCGTCCTGCAAGAGTGCGAGCGTGCGTGTGAGTGCGTCATACATGCTGGGGGCAGCAGCCATTAAACGGGCATTGATATAACCCTGGGTATCATAATCGGGCTGGGCTTTGAGGCTGGGGGCTTTCAATATGGTGGCGTGCCCAATACTAGGACCGTCCCCCAGTGGGACAATATAACGTCCCTGGGCGTGCCACGGTCCAGGTGAAGGGGCTGCTGGTGCGTGCGTGCTAGTGCGAGCGTTAGTGATTAATTGATTCATGATAGGACCTCATAGAATAGTTGAAGGATTGATATTAAAATAATATCGCATAAGACCCGTTTAAAGGTCCTATACGCTAGTATTTAATGCATGGCATACGATACTGGCTCAGTAGACCAGCAAAGCCTACAAGCCTGGCATTCACCATTCTGATTAGGTGCATTACAAGCCTTACCTAAATTATTTTGAACCAGGCTAACAGTACTGGTATGCACGTTAGAAACAGCAACATTTGCAAAGCCTATGAGACTGGCGGGTATGGTTACTCTTTTATCAGGATACATTGCAGAGAGTCTGACAATCAGGTTTTTAGGTATTTTCTTACCACTGGCTTTATAGTCTTTAATAATTGAGTATTCCCTGGTAGGCAGCCAGTGTTTACAATTGGGGGTTTTTATCGCTACTTCTACAATTTTCTCAAAGTGAGCCAGGCTCTGTAAATCCCCGCTGTCATGCCAGCGAAAATATTCATCTTGACCTATAGAGTTAACCATAGAGTCAACCCATAATGGGTTATCAATTGAGTCTAACCTGGCAAATTGTGAAGGCTTTACAGTATTCTGATACATCTTATAAAACCCTTTATCGGCATAACATGTAGAGCATATTGAACCAGGTATTTGAGCCATTTTGAAGCCAGTGATACAAGCTTCTGTAGGTAGGCTATAAGACTTACAAGGCATTTTGCTTGTACTAGTCAAACCACCATTAATGGCTTTAGACTCTTTTTTATTCATTGGGTGAATAGGGATAATTTTCATGTTGACCTCTTAGGAATAGAGTGTTGATGATGTGATACAAAGTGTATCGCTATAAGCCCGTATACCAGGCTTATAACGCTATGCTTTATCTAAAGGCATACTCTACCAGTTTAGGGATAACCGATTGTCCTAAACGCTCTACAGTGTCATCCCAGGCAACAACAACAACGCCATTTTTATTAACACCTAAGAAAATACCTTCACCGCCAAAATTACCCGCTGCTACTCTCGAGCCAAATGGTATTTTACGAGCCTGGTCAATTGACATAGTCCAAAGATTAGGAAGTTGATTCATTGTGATACCTTTAATTAAGTTAGGAAGTGATAGACCAAAGACTATCGCATAGAACCCTCTAAAAGGCTCTATACGCTATTTTTTAGACTGGATTGTAGTTAACCAGGTAATCCTCGCCAATTCCTGCTATATGTCCAATTAAGAACATCATTTCATGAGACTTTGCGACTACTTCACAATTATCATTAAAAACACTGTGAACCTGGACTAAAAATAAATTAGCATTTATGCCGCCTTCATAAGTAGATAATATTTTTTTCATGTTATCGGCACTAGTGGAAAAACGAGCTTTAACTATCATGATGAATACCTTTAAATTGTGGTTAGGAAGTAAGAGCTTTAATCTCTTAACTGTGATTATACAGTTATTTGATTATTTGTAAATAGATAAATCAAAATAATTTAAATATTTATTTTTTTAGGCTCTCATATATATAGCATGAAAGAATCGTGCCAATACATAACAATCCACACGGTGTTTTCCCTATGTAATATAAAGTATTAAACATTGTGGATAACATGTGTGTTATACTATATATAAGAGAGATAGTGTTTCTAGTGTCCACTGTATTTATATATTATGCTTAGACTGTGCCAGGTCTACGGATAGTAGGGGTGTATTTCACATCTCGCTCACTGTAAAACATATAAGGGGCTGGGTGTGCCTGGCATGTCATGACGTATGCGAGCACCCTAGTGCACCAGGCATCACATCACATATGGTATGGGGCTGGGGCATGTGACGAAGCCATGCACGTAGTTCTAGAGCACTTGGTTGCTGCTGTTGGGCATAGGGCATAGAAAGGTGTGCACTCCACATCTCGTCCCCCCCAAATAAATTTATGTTTCCGCTACAATAGCTACTTAATAACTTGTCTCCCTTTTAACCCATCCTTGCATGGGTTTCTTTTTGTCTATATACTAGCGTTATAAGTAGAGGTGTTATTATGATGACAGAATTAGTAGTAGAAGCACGAGTATCTTTGCCTAAGCCGAGGGTGGTGTATGCGTATCCTTATGAGGATATGGGAGTGGGGGATTCATTTGTAGTTCCTTTGGAGGCTAGGCAGAAGGTGTTAAATGCCAACTACAGAGCGACTAAGAGATTGGGTCTGAGGTTCACGAGTAGGACTGAGGGTGATGTTGTAAGAGTTTGGAGGGTGTCATGATGTTTGAGTTAGAAGGTACGCACAAGACTTTAGCGGTGGATTTGTTTGACAAATACATGAGTTGGAGGTTGAGAGATATGTTGGAAGATGTTGGGAGTGTTCCTGAATTACAGGATGTAGCCAATTCTTGTAGGGTGTTATTGAGGTTTATGGGAGAGAGTATTGAGTAACTTGTTGTGGGAGGGCGAAGATGAATTAAGAGAGCTGTGTCGGGCACTCTGGGTAAAGCTTTGTGTGACGCAAGCGCAGACGGATGTATTGGTAGCGGAGGCTTGGGATTATGGATACAGGCAAGGATACGCAAGAGCAGTTATACAACTCTCGTATGAAACTGAAGAAGGAGATGCAACGTGCTATCTCTTGCATTAAGCCTTCTGCCAAGCGAAAGTTAGTTGCTGAGTGGAAAGAGATTTACTCTGAGTTGTTTTACAAAGAGTTATTGGCGTGTGCTAAAAACAAGCCTGTGAAGTTTGACATAGCCAACTGGACAGATGAAAGAATGGGTAAACCCTGATGAACTTTAATTTAAAGAACTTCTACAAGTTCTGTGCTGAACTTAGTATTGAGACCAAGGAGGAGGGCTTAAAGAAGATGGGTACTCTTCTTGGGACTCAGACGTATGTTATGGAAGAGATGAAGAAAGGTTTAGAAGAAGATGTCCATTTCTTTGTTATTCTCAAAGGTCGTCAGTTGGGTATTACTACTGTTAGCCTTGCCCTTGATTTGTACTGGCAATTTACTCACCCAGGGTGGCAAGGCACTCTTGTTGCCGATACTGAAGAAAACCGAGATATGTTCAGGTCAACACTGGCAATGTATATTGAAGGTTTACCCAAGGAGTACAAAGTTCCTGTCATTGCTCACAACCGCAATCAAATGGTCCTCAAGAACAGGTCACGTATCTTCTATCAGATTGCTGGTAACAAATCCCGTCTGGGACAGGGTAAAGCCATTACTTACCTTCACGGTACTGAGACGGCTTCTTGGGGGAATGAAGAAGGACTAGCGTCTTTGATAGCTTCTCTAGCTGAGAAGAACCCTGAAAGACTCTACATGTTTGAGAGCACAGCTCAAGGCTTCAACATGTTCCACGACATGTACAAGACGGCTAAGAGAGCCAAGACTCAGAGAGCTATCTTTTGTGGGTGGTGGAGAAACGAGTTCTATTCTGTCTCTGCCGACTCAAACATCTACAAGGTGTATTGGGATGGGAAGTTAACTGGGGAAGAGAAGGAGTGGGTCAGGGACATCAAGAAGATGTATGGGGTAGAGATTAACTCTAGGCAGATGGCGTGGTGGAGATGGAAGAATGCCGAGGGCATCAAGGACGAGAGTTTGATGTATCAGGAGTTTCCCCCTACTGAAGACTATGCTTTTGTGATGACAGGGACAAGCTTCTTCTCTAACTCCAGATGTACGGATGCAGCTAAACTAAGTAAGAAGATTATCTATGATGGTTACCGTTACGTGTTCGGTCAGTTGTTCCAAGACACCGAAGTGCTCAAATCCACAGAACGACTGTCCACTCTTAAGGTATGGGAAGAA